ACAAATGGGCTGGCCCTCCCACCTATGTTTCATACAACTACTATGATTCAGGCATCACCTATTCAACCGGTAACACTCCATCAGCAATCAATTTCTTCTGAGGCTCAGGAGTCGGTCAATCTTGTCTTCCATGCGATCGAGCCGCTTTATGATTTCTTCTTGAGTCTGACTTTGATTCTGCTTGTAGTCAGCAAATGAATCTTTGGTTTCGAAATTGAAGTAGAGGAAGGTCGTCATCCCTGCAACACCTACAGCAGTTGCACCGAGCCATGCAATCCAGATTTCAGTGCTGAATGGATTCCACGTTTTTGAATCCTTCCCTGTATAAGACATGTTGAATCACCTCTGGGTTCTTTCTTACAAATCGCTTGATATCTTTCGTCTTCGCAAGAAGAGGCCATTGCTTACACTCAAGCATCGTGTGGTAAATCTTCTGGAGGTCAGCATAGGTGAGACACGTGTAGTTATCAAATTCAGGATCATTGCATTCAAGAGTTTTCCCTTCCTGAGCGCGAGTAACTCCTGCTACAGAAGAATTACCTGCCCAGAAGGAAACGTCAATAGGTGGCATGTTGTTACTGGCACACCCCGGCGTTAAAAGGATCACAGCCACAATTAGAAATCCAAGAACGAAACACCCGAACGCCGCTAACTTTTTCTGTTCATCAATACTCATTTTTTCTTATTTGGATCAAACATCTGATCCATCCCCGATGTGTCTTTCGTTTGCTTGGCATCCGACGCTGCTTTTGCCATGTCGGCCGCAAGCTTTCTCTTCTCAGCAGCACTCACCTGATCAGATATCCATCCGATTAAGGATTTAAGATAGCCAAGCAAAGTCGGAAGTGCTGCTATGGCATCGAAAATTGCGGTAACAATTCCCATAAATCACGACGTTTTCTGAACATTGGAATTTCCACCACTTTGAAGTTGACTGACAATGTTCTCAATATTTTGTAAGCTATTTGCCACGCTATCGGCGTGAAACAAATGAGCGATCGTTACCCCTACTGCAAGAAGCATTGAGATCACAGACAATACGGCTGGCCAATTTGAACTGATCCATTGAAGCATGCGAAATCCCCCTATTGTCACTATTCGATATTACATTCCGGTAGTTTGCAAATATCAGAATGGACTTAAAACAGTAAGAGTAAAGTTCGTCAATTTACCATATGACTCTATGAATTTTTCAAAGGTAAGCCTGGAATTGGTGATCATTTGACCACTACTCAGTTTTGTGATGGTTTCTCCAAGTAGCACGCATCCTGCTGAATCGGAATTCCAATTTCCCCAATGAAAAAGAAGATTACTATGACCTTGGACTCCCGTAATCTCAAAGGTCAGGAAGTCATTTTTCATTCCATCTAAACGATGCACCCCTCTCACGCATATGTAATTACCAGGTGGAATTTTTGGTCTGAAAGAGCCCTCTTCCGAATATGCATGCTCTAACGTGACTGCTATGAGATCGGATTGGTCTTTAAGTTCTCCGAATATTCCCTGAAACGAACATTGATTCCTTATAAGCGTAAGCATGTTTAATCGACCCGTATGAAATAATTGATCGTCACTGTTTTTGGTGCAGTTTCATTTCCACCGGCAGCAGCTATCGATATACCGGTCGTGTTGGTAGTCGTTGTCATGTTGTTGCCGCTAGAAGGAAACGCTTGACCAGTGGCTCCTGCTCCGCTTGTGCGAAAGGCATCATAATTATGAAAGTGACCTGGATCATTCACACCGTGATTATGACTTGCAAATACATCGGAGGTGAATGTCCCTAAGGCCAGGTCACCATTCGGGTTTAGACCTCTTCCGTTATCCTTGCCTCTTAAGAACACGCTTCGAAGATCCGGAAGTGTACTGAATCCTGTAACTGCCTGATAGGTTGTGCCAGCAGAAGAACTTCCATCAGCAAGTTTCCAATTGCCGCTTCCAACTTGAGCATTAAATTGAGTCTGAGTTAACATCGATGCGACAACTGTCCCGACCGGTAAGATCACCGATAAGAGACCATTGATGGCTCCCCCAATGGCCGACAAAGCTGCTTCCGATACTGGATTATTGAATTGAACTGACTCTTGTAGAATTTCATTAAAATTAGGTGGTATTGCTCCCATGATTGCTCCTCTTAATCAAATCGGTAAAATCCTGTTTTGTCTGGAAAACCTAATCCATCGGCAACGTACGTGTTGTCTGGAGTAAATGGAATATCTGCGATTTGGTCTACTAATGCAGCACTAACCGTAACGGTATTTGTACCTGTATCGACAACAGAAATATTTACTTCTTGTGAGAAGACACTCCAATCTGTTTTTCTTACTATTACGATATTTCCAACTATGAATTTACTAATATCAGAAGACCCCACAGTAAATTTTGTGGTAGAAATACCGCTTACGATACTCACCACCGCATTGAGATATGCATAGAGAGCTTTGTATTTCGAGTTAGTATTTGGATTCGAGTCGTTTGGATAGTTGGCTATTTCTAAGATATACCCAGCGCCCGGAGTGAACCCTAGCGGTGGATCGATATCAAGAGCGGTCATATCAGTCGCATCTTGAGAGATGAGCGTTGAAGTTCCAACTACACTATAGTCAGGGCTGTGTACGACAATAGGAAGCCCAAAGAATGGCGTCCACTTCGCAATTTCATTTGTGATCGAAGCTTGCCCATACGAAGGCGTGAGCCTCAGCACCGAGCTTGTACTACCAGAGGCAAGATTTGTCGAAGGAGAGACTAGACCAAAGCGAGCATTTACGCTAAAGCCAAGGCCACCTAAGAGCTTAAGTGTCACGTTTCCTTGCGTGACATTATAAGAGCGGTCGATCACCTCGAAAAGCTGGGCGCCGATGTTTCGTACGCCGGTCTGAAAATTCATGATTTGAAGCTGTCCATTGTCGTTGAGCAAAACGATATCAGAGACTTCAATCAATGAGCCAACGCTCCAATTCACTGTCAATTGAATGAGAAGAGCAACATTCTTATATCGAGTAAGTAAAGCTTGCCCTCGAATTTCAGCAACGTTTGCGCCGCCTAAAACCGGAGTAAGAGCCTTAGCTTGAATCGGAAGAGTGAGAGTTTGCTCAAACTTATTAAGCGAATTTGTATCAACGAAATACTGAATCGCAGTAAACACTTGATTTACAACATCGAACCCGTATTCATACGATATTTGGTTATAGAACGTTCTATTGTTCGTTGATCGATTGACGACAATAGTTTGCGGACTAATCACATTACTAGCATTGAGTTCAACTAACTTTCCAGTCGATCCAGGCAATGGAGGCTTCGTTACAGAAATTGAAATCCTCCCATACCGTGAAATTTGATAGCACCCCATGGGCAGAAATAAATCTTGTGCAATCGTGTCTTTCGCAAAGGCGGGAGTATCGTTATAAAGGGCTACCTCATAAATGCTTGAGGTAAAGTAATTTTGCCTCACGGTTTCCATGGTCGCAACATCGACGTCTCGCATGCGACACTGAGAACCCGCTGCAACAGGAAGCGTATCGTATTTTGACCGAAACGCTGCTACAGCACTCGTTGGATTTTCAAATGCTACAAATGTCTGATCGGTAAATATGACAACAGTAAAGCCATTAATCACTCCAAGTCCAGTGATCTTCCCGTTTATGTTATTTGACGGGCTCGATGAGCCAGTGATGGAGAAGTAATCTCCCGCAGTAAGTCCTAAATCTAAATCAGCGTCATCACTGTTTAAGACAAATGCTGTAAGATTCGTTGTCGGTGGCATTGTCGTCAAATCTTGGTAGCCAATCGACATGAGTGAAATATTGGTCTCACAAGGCCCGTTCCATCCGGAAAGAAGGAGTTTGAGAGCCAGAGTGATGAAATTGACTCCACCCCCTGGAGTATCTCCTAAGCCAAACTGAATAGAATTCATTACTTGGGCATCTAAATCATGGGTCGTCGCTTGGCTTCCTAGAGATTGCCTCGTGACTAGAAAATCAGTCGCATCTGGGATTCCGGTTTGATCATACTCCATGATCTCTGAATCAATGACGAGATAAGTGTGAACGATTGGATCATAGGTGTTGTCAGGGCCTAAAATTTGGCTATAAAATCCGGTAGAGTTGATCACTGGAACAAGCGTAATTTCTTGCTTCGATGAATAGGTAATGGTCGCATCACCTGAACCTGAGACTAGGGTCAAAGTTCCCGATGGTGGAGGCGTATTCGAAGGCCCAGTCGTGTAAAGTTGGATTCCGGATAAAATTGCTCTTAGAACGGTCCAGTGATTGGTTCCATCGGAATAGACTGCACCTACACTTGCATTTGCTGGTGAAACTGTGAATAAGAATCCGTCAACATCAAGCGGCTCCGTCGTATTAGTGCTTGGAATATCAAAGATCGGTTGCCTTGATTTCATTGTTCCATCTGAAATTTGAAATCTCACGAGACCTGGTGGACAATCGATGGAAGTGATGTAACCTCGATAAAGGATGACGTAGTCCTCCGGGTAAGAAGTCTGCTGAAATCCAATATAGATTGTTACTTGCTTAGAGCACATGATTTCATCGACTACATTGCCGGGGGCAAGAAGAAATGAAACCTCTCCGTTCTTATCGATGAGGGTCATCGTCAGGGTTCCAATATTTCCCCTACCTTGCTCAGGCTCGATCCTTTGTTGAATCACCATGCCCTGATCGAGCATGATGTAGGATTTGATCCCGCCTACTCCGTTAGCACCACCCACTTTTCGTAGGCCTCCGTAGACTAGTCCAGGCAATCCATAGACTAAACCAAGGTCACCGTACCTAACAGTGGTAAACGTGTCAGAGATTCCGAAGAGATCCGGAATTCCTTCTATCTTCATGACAATGGCAAGCTGCTTCGATTGCTGAGCATTGAAGAGAAGATAGTTTGCGGGATAGTTTCCGAAGGATGCCATTAATTTCCTATTCTAGTGATTTGAAAAGTACTGTGCGCACTATCTCCAACCACAGTGGTGGTACCATCCGGTCTCACGTCAATGATATCTCCAGCATTCGCTATGACTTTTTGACAATAAGTAACTTCATTATTAGCCGCTTGAAAAGCTATATTTCTTAATAAAGAACCATTTACATAGAGTCTAAGATTAGAATTACTGGTATTTTGATATGTCCCTGTAATTAAATATTTACCAGATATTGGACACGTAAATCTACCACCAGACATTGAGTCAGTAGTATCCCATTCTTTGGTGTCCCATGTGATCGGTGTATTTGCCGTGATCGAAGTATTTGAAGCTAGGTAGTAGGAAGCACTCACCGTATCAGTGGTTGCGATTGCAGATGGACCTGAAAGTCTTTTGATATCTACATAACAAAGTTGAGGAGTTCCGGTATTTAAGGGTAAATTAGCTCCTGATATATTATTTATGGTTATATAAAGAGTATCCCCTGCAACTAACTGTAGAAGCGCACTTCCTGATGCCCCCCAAGATGTCATGGACGCATTTACTGCATATAAATAAGTATTAAAAGAACCATTCTTATATAATTTAATCTGAACATTATATGAAGTATTAGAAGAACTATTAGCTGATAAAAAAGAAAATATTTCATATATTCCTGATACTGGTGTTTTGAATACCCAACTTCCACCAGTAGTAACTGCCGCATGAGTGTCAATATTTAACCCATCGAAATTTATTCTATCTTCGCTTCCAGTATTAACTGTATGAGAGGATGATACATAATAGCTTGCAGCAACAACTCGAGTATCCGTGTCATTGGACATTTGTAATGTGGATGACCATCCTTGAATCGGAACAGTAAACCTAACAAAAACTGTATCCCCTGATGCAAAAGTGTAAGGAATAGAGTTCGAAAAGTCTACATTGTTGGCATATGTTCCTGAAGTGTTATCCGCAAATACACGAACATGAGTACTATCAACATAAACAACTGCACCAGCACTGCTTGCCCCAGATTGTTGGGCAATTGCCTCACCTAAAATTACGTAATTAGCAGTGCTGGGAAACTTAGACGTATCAATACTTAGCCCGGAAGGCAGTGATATGTTTAAAGAGCTATTATTAGGAGCCCCACTTAAACTTACTTCTATTATAGCCTCTAATGAATCTCCTATTCTTCGATATTTTCCGATATAGGACGTGTTAGAAGTCCATGTGCCAGTTGGGGTATAGGATGCCCAATCCGTAACAGGTGCCCCATAACTTACTGATTGAGGACCAACGAAGAAATTATCAAATTTCACTACGAAATTATTCGTAGTAGTAGTCGCCGTGTGAATGATTAGTCTATAGGAAGTACTGTTAGGATTTGTCTGAAATACTGCCTTAAATTTAAATGAATTCGAAGAAGATGCAGTTAAAACTTCAGGAGATACTGGGATGAGTACTCCATTTGTAACGTCGTAGATAAAACATTCAAGGTCCGAGTTCCCTGCATTTGTAGATGTGGTCCCATCATTAAGAGGTGGAGTCACTCCATCTGAAGCTGTAAATGTTCCACTCACAATCGTATAATCAAACGTGATTGCCATCACATTGGCTTGATCACAAGAGTTCAAAGTAAACGGGTAAGCTACACCTTCACCTTGCCGATTGGCACTTCCAGCTTTTGTCCATAGAAAGGATGCATTGGCTTGTAGCGGCGATGAGGTAGAAGATGTCCAGGTGCTACTAGGAGAGCCACCCGTGCCGGTGCTCGGTATATTTGCTGCTGAGTTAGCGTAAGTTGCCCAACCCTGCGTAGTGCTTTCAGCTCCACCATTAGTGATGTAGTTGATTGGAAGCCCTAACTCTGCTTTATCGCGTGCCGTTAAACTCATGTGAATGTGACCTCGCTTGCAAAAACCATTTGACGGGCGGTGCTTGTAGCTGAATCTGTTCCCCGTAGAAGCTCGACAATGAGGGTGTCATTGGCAGAGACGGAGACACCGTTAATTTTACCAGTCGAGTCAGTAAGATCAAACGTGACTGCTTGAGGAATGTTGATCGTCCCTCCGCCCAAAGTGACGGCACTATTGGTTGATGTTCGCTGATTCGTGGTGCTTGAAATTGTGTCTGTACCCGTACGAATCAGTGTTGCGATCGTTTGGAATAGTACAGTGCCTGAACTATCAGGTGAATAGAACTCGCTTCTTAAATTAATTGGCGATCCGGAACTATAGCTATTTGGGACCTTTATCGAGGTGTAAAGCGCTTGACTCAATCCTTTATCAAACCCATAGACTTCAATATTGTTTTCAAAAAGTGGAGTCGCTGAACTCACTCCTTCGATCCATTGTAAAGAACCCCCACCTCCGCCTCCACTGGATGAAATCTGAATATTTTGACTCACTTCAGTCAGGGTGATGTTGGTTCCCGCACTCAAAGTCACCGGGCCCGTAAGAGGCATCCCACCGCTTACCGCAATCGATGTCACTGCTCCACCACTTATTGGAGCAAACATCTCCATCGTTGGGTTGTAGACACTTGTCGATAGGACCGGATTAAAGAGCTCCTGGAACCACCAAAAAAGATTTGTTGCCGCAGAAAATGAATAGGAAGTTTCCACTCCCGATTGCTCTGAAAAATACCCAAGGTTCCACGTCCCACCGGTAGGTGCTGAAGCTGTGATCCTACCGTAAACCAAATTGCCACCCGAATCGACAATCTCTTGGTAGGCACCGCTTCCTGATGCGGCAAGAATTCTAACCTTGTTATGAGAGCTATCGACTACAACTCCAAGCGTGGTTGAATTGCTTGAAGCCATTTTTCCACTCATTAGGCTCGTAACGTCTGTCTGCGTTCCTGTGGCACCAAGAATTGTGCTTCCTGCTTCAAAAAATCCTAGCAGAGGTACTCCTGTAATATGACCGCCTGAAATGGGTGGAGCGTCCCCAGCTGCTCCCGTATGCATGTGACCAGTAGCCGGATCGAACTTATCGGCAAGTTTCGTAAGAGCTGTCTGGTATGGATCTCCGTTGCTAATGGTACTAGGTGTAGCGTTATAAACGGTTCCCGATTGAGTCTCTGAAGCGCCTGTTGCCGTATAGAGCTTATTCACTGCTGCTTGAATATCAGCAATAGAAGAGCCTGAGGCTACCCGATTGAAGCCCAATTTATTTGGCATCACATCATCGACATTCTTATTGATGAATGCCGGATTCGTGACTGCCTGACTAACCGCTTGACCATCTATGACCCCAATATAGGTACCCTTCCTTTCACTTCACCCACTTTGAATAAATTGAGATGTGTTTGGAGTAATTCGGAATATCAGTGTTCCCGTCTCATAGAAATTAGGAAAATCAGGTAACATCTCTTTCATCTGATACCCCAAACCTTGCTTGTCATAATCTGTCGATTCAAGTGTGCACGTGAAAAATGCATCTGGAATTGAAATCTCAGGAGTGAAATCGAAAGTCTTTTGTTGAATGAGCCAAGCAAAAAGGTTCTGCCAATTCAGTAGATTTGCCTTAGCTTCGTATTTAAAATCAACCTGAATAAAAAGTTGAATATTGAATGTGACAGCTTCTTTTAATCCGGAAGCCGATACATTCACTGCTCCAAAGACTTTCTTGGTGTTTAAATCATTGAGGAAGCTATATCCGATAAAGTCTGGGATCAATGTCGTCCCAACACTTGCAGAGCCTGTATAAGATGTAGCCCCCGTGTAGTCAGTGGGATTGAAACCCATAAGACTTGCCGCGCTCGTTGTGGCGTTCGGTCCACTTGAAAATAACAAACTTAGAAAGGTTCCATTCGTTGCAATCGTAATTCGATTTTGGGTCCCGCCTGCGATATTCGTATTCACTGTTACGGAATAAATATTCGTTGCATCCACACTTTGGATGGCCAAGGCAACGGCTTGTGCAAGACTTTGAGGAGAATAAAAGCCTAAGGCTATTTGCGCAGTGAGCACCGGACCACTCGAAACGTTTTGGAAATCAATATTCTGATTTAGCGTCGTAACCGTAAGCCCGTAGACGAACAAGCTTTTACTTGAGAGTGCCATCTCTTACGCTCCAATCTGATTGTAAGAAAATCCGGTAGCATCTGATTCTTGACGCATAAGATCCATCAGCATTCGTTTCGTAGAATCAGTTTCCAGATAGTTTCCGGCGATATTGACCTGTACCGTCCGTTGCGGAGTTTGCTGAGACATATCGGCAGTTGCCGTACTGGAAGCCGCCGCCCCTGTATCAGTCGTCGCTGCACCCGATGATTGAAGGGGTGAAGCGGGTTGAGTTACGACCCCAATTCCACTCGTTCCGACACCACCGCCTGTAGCACCACCTACTGTCGTTCCCGTGCCACCTGCCAAGGTTCTTAAAGCTCCTCCCAAAGCGATCAAGCCTGCCCCTGCTCCCAATGCTAGTGGGTTGGGGGGCCAAATACCTTCAAGTAGCATCACTGATCCTGTTTGGATGGCTCGATCGGCAAGGACATTCAGAAAGAGAGCCTTCATCGCTTGGGCAGCAGCTTGACCCATGTCGGAACCTTGAACTGCAGCTTGGCCCATTTGCTCAAAAGCCTGCGTCGAATATTGAGAAAACGATGTCATCGTCTGCTGGCCCATTTTCCCAAAATCTTTAAGTTCAGCTCTAGCCTTCACCGCTTGGAGTTGTGCCGCACGAGTAATTCCTTGATAGACGTTTTTAGAATGTGAAAGGTAATTGTCTAAAAGCTTTTCTCTTAATTTTTCTTCTTGCTGGGTCATCGCTTCGCGTTCTTGCGAGTAGCGCTGATCTTCCATGTGCTCTAATCTCTTTTTTTGACTGCGCGTGAGAGAAGCATTGTTTTCTATGGCTTGAATTCGAGTAATATGATCCTTCTCAGCCATTTCGGATTGTTTCTTAACGAGCTTTTCTACTTGAGCAAGCGAAGAGATGTTCTGCTGCTCTTGATTGTAGTAATCTTTATCAATCTTCTCTAATTCTTTTCTAAACGCTTGTTGGTTCTTTTTAGCTTTCTCTTGATCAACGATCAGATTTTGACTTCGCAGTTTTTCACGATTCATCGCAGCTTGAGAAGCAAGCACATCGTCTTTTTCATTTTGTTTCGTTTGAGCATTCACCTTTTGAAGGGATTTGGTTGCATCATTGGCCCCCCCTTCGAACTCATCTTTGATAAGGACGTGGAATTTCTTAGCCCAACCCTCAACCGTACCTAGAAAGGACCTAATCTTGGGCCCTACTGTCTTCTCAAATACAAGTGTGACTGTTTCACCGATTTCAGTGAATGTAGTCTTAAGGGACTGTAGAATACTTGTGGCGCTCTTGGTGTTGAGTTCAATGTCTTTAAAAGCTTTGGTGCCTTGAGCAAGCGCCGCATTTAAGATCGCCTGATTTTTTCCAGTCTGAGAAAGTTGATCAGCTGTCGTTCCATTGGCATCAGCAAAATCCTTTTCAGCTTTCGTTGCGTCAATGATGATTCCGTAATGCTTCAGCATCCGGGTGTTCCCATTGGCAATAGCGTTGCTGATATTTTCGAAATTGGTTTTAGCATCGCCTCCATAGACTTGCGTTGCCTTCATGGCGATATCCATAATTTGAGGAAGCTTTTCTGCGCTTCCTCCCATCTTCACAATGCCTTCATTGGCAATTTTTAAAAGATCAGTGGTAGAAATAAGTCCGTGTGATGCATTTTCAAGTCCTGCTTTAAGTTTGTCGGGAGCAATCCCAGCTTGAGTGGCAAGGGTTTCAAACTGTTTATTGACCCTCTCAATCTCTTCGCCTTCGGTCGTTAGATCAATCGCCTTTTTGAAGGCAAATGCGGCAACTCCTACAGTTCCTAAGATAACACCAGCAGTAGTAAGCCCTTCAATGAGGCCGCTAATATTGTCAGCGCCGCCTAGCTGCTCAATGATACCTTTTGCCTGAAGGCCTTTTTCCGTAAAGTCCGCAACATCAAGATCAAGTAGGAATGATATCTTATTGTCATCAGCCATATCCCATGCCTCGCTTTGCTGCGCGGAAGATGCTTAAGACGATATCCTTTCGATCCGGGCTATCCGATTTGAGATACATCGAAGGCGGCCTGGGCGGTAACTCTTTGGGCCCCGGAAAGATCATGGAGTTGTAACGAGCCCTAAGCTGCTTGTAATAATTGAGCGGTTGAGACGGTACCGCTGCAATATCGAGAAGCTCCCGATAGGAAGCTGCATCCATTTTGTTGGCTTCCTGATACATAAGCCCAAAAACTTTCATGGGTAGAGCCAAGCATTCATCCCAAGTCCACCCGTAGAAATGACAAAGAAATGCAATGATGGGCCCGAATTTGAACTCAACTACGGTTTGAAAAGGTTTTTTTTTTCATCCTTTTCGTAAAGAGATGGATCACCGGAGAGTTGCCGAAACACAAGGTTGATCAAGTTATTGAGCATAACCAAAGTCATCGCTCGCATTTCGGCATACGTAATAGAGGGCACTATCGGGTGGATGAGATCGTAGTACTTTTGATAAACTTCGTCATCAGTCAATGAACTTCCTTCGGATCTTGCCTCAATCATTTGAAGGAGGTTTCTATAGGCAATCGTGATTTGCATGAAATTTTTTACATCGACGGGATTCAGGACATGAATCTTGCCACGAAACTTAAATCCCACCTGCTCAGTCAAAAGAGAATCAAAGTCAGAGATGATCTTCACTGATTCTTGAGCTTCTGTTCTGGTGGGTCTCAGTCTTGTTAACATTTTTCCCTTCAAACGTTAATAACCGTCCTCATGATTCACATCACGTATAATTAGCCGCAGTGGTTGCAATCGTGTAGGTGTCATTCAGTGCTGCTGATGGACTTCCATTGTTGATTGTGAATCCGATTTCGTTACCAAAAGCGTTGAATTGAAGCCCAACGGTTGCGAGCCCAAGGGGTCCACTTGAAGAACCCTGCACATTGAACTTTCCAGAAGCGCCAGCCGTCACACACGTCAAAGTGATAATCTCAGTCTTGGTTGCACCGTTATTCACCGTAATGCCGGTAACCGTATCAGCTCCCGTATTACCAGTGCCAGCTGTTGCTGCACCGGCACTGGCATTTACGAGGCCTACGGATGGATCACCGTAAAGCATGAATCTTGGAGGTGTAGTCGTAAAATCTGGGTACACGTCAAAAGTGACTTTTAACTTCTGCTGCTCGGTAGAGGATTGCACTATTTCCGAGGTGGGCATTGCAGTTGCGAGGTAAATATTTACATCAGCCGATTTGTCAGAATCGGGTCTATCTAGCGGATGCAATATTAGGGGTTGCGCAAGTGCCACCATGCTGGCGCCTACTTGAGAATCAAAGTAGAAAGCCTGGCTAGATCCAACGAGTTTGTGGGCTCGGAAGACTGCTTTCCAATTCGACTTGAGGAGTACCTCGTCGAGTGCAGTTTCAACTGACATCTTGAAACCTGAAACTCGATTGTCGATGACTGTGTCACCCAATTGATCAGCTTTGATCGGAGAGAGCTTTTCTTCGATCTTAAGAGTGGTTTTATCTGTTCCACCTAGATCAACTGCACCTAAAGTCACTCGGCACGGACCTAGCTCAAAATTACCCGGCGTGATATTTGAAAAACTGAGCGACATTTTATATCCCCCAAACTCTCTATTCTAAATTCTCAATGTGATCGACTAACAGTCTTAATCCCATTTCTTTTCTGAAAAGCTGCTCACCGTTTGGCCCTTTTAAATTCACGATGGGACTAAATTCACATGAGTCGACTCTGGAAAAGAGTTTCAGGCCGCCTCCGGAATTAGTCAAATTCACGAGATGAACCGACTGCATTAACGCCACCTGATAGCGCCATGCCTTGATGGTAAGAAGCCTCTCAAGGCGATCCTCAATCACGACTGCAACCACAATGGAGTCGACTGCGTTGATGTGGTTTCCACTACTTGCAGTCAGGATCTTCTGAGACTCAAAGATGGTGAACACGGCTGGCGGACGGTAGACATTCGCATCTGGATAAATAAAATACTCTCTGGGTGGCTCAGTGGTTACTATCGGGTCATTTCGCTCGGTTCGAACATTTTCCAAATTTGTTGCTATGGTGTTTCTGATTTGTGTTTGAATCAAATCAACTGCAATTTCAGCCCCGAAATATGCTCCCATTTCTTATCCATGCGGAAAGTTCAGGAATTATGCAAATCTGAGAGATTATGCAGCGACAGAACGTTGCACGATATCGCCGATGAGGTACTGGCTAAGAGCTTGTTTCATCTTCTGCATACTTGCGCCGCTGAAAGTCATAAACGGCCTTCTTGCAGCCACATACTGGGCGTAAGTTAGCGAGACTGATATCTGCATCGACCAGGGCTTGAAAATCGCTCTATGGCTATCGGTTCCCGGAAATGGAGCCCCGGGACCTATTACCGCACCTGCGAGGCGCCCAGTTGCGATGAGCAATTTTCTCCCTCCACCAGGAGAACTCGAGTATTTCTTTGCTTTGTACTTTGCGTACTCGCCCTTAAGCGGCGCCCATTGTTGACCCTCGCTTGCATTCTCAGTCATGAATCTTTGGGTCTGAAGCGCTTGATAGATGGGATAGATTCGGGCTGAGGCACCTTGAGTAGATTTGGCCCTCGTGAGTATTTCGTTTAAGCGCTTCTCAAGGGAATTTTGGGTGAGTTCAAGTCCCATTAACCAGTCTCCATTGTCTGGTCCGTTCGACAGCACATTTTCGGCACTGTCGGCCGAGTCTCCCAGACTGTGTCCGCCTTACAATGGTGTTCGTATCATTGAACTGATGTCCATTGACGCAATGAGTTTGTCGTTGATTTCTAGACCTTCCTTTATTGATACAGTCTTGAACGTTATCATTGTTGGTACCGAGAAATAGATGGTCTGGATTTACACATGACGGGTTATCACACTTGTGACAGATGAATAGGCCTTTTGGGATTTCACCTTTGAAATACCGATGGCTCCATCTATGTGCCCTGTCCCATCCGTGACGATGTCCATCTGGGCAACCACAAAAATGCCCATATCCATCTTTATCTCGTGTTCCATGCCATTCCCAACATCCGGATGAACTCTTGTCTATTTTTGACAAGAATTTATCAATCATGAGTCTAGAATTCTGATCCTGGCATTGGTTTAACATTTCCTAACACACTCCCGAATAAAGGCTGTAAGTTTCTACCTTGGCGAGTATAAAACTCATCTCTTGCTTTTAAGGCTTCTTCTCTGAAAATTTCCGACATTTTTGTATATTCATCGGCCGGTCCAGTGCCTGGTTTTTTCGGCTCGTCCTCCACACGATAGATTTCCGAAAGAAACGTTTTCCAGCGGACTGCCATCTTAAGATAAGCTTCTGCAGCTGCGTACTTGAGTGCACTAGGCCATAATCCATTTGGAATTTGCGTGTAATCTACTTGAGAAGTAAGCCAGTTAGATGCAGTCGTTAGAAACTCTTGAAGCTCGGAATCAATGAACCACTGGTTGTAATAGCTAGCCTCAATGATGTCTCCGTCGACAGGGATAAAGCTCGTATTCAGTATGAACTCACCCGTTGCTACAAAATCTTGAGAAATTCCTGTAGCAGGAATGATCGATCCGTTTTTGTAAACACCAAGCGGAAGAGAGCTTTGAGTGAAATCGGTGATCCGCCTGAATTCGAACGTTCGAAACATACTATTCATGCCGTTTACTTCCCCAAAGCAGCGCTTACGAGAGTTGTAACGGTCTGTCGGGCCATCTGAAAGAAGCGTTCTTAAATCCGAAACGGCGGTTGACCAGGTCATCTAGAATTCTCCCAATTGCTCAAGCAAATGCTCATAGGCTGTGTCTTTTTCTACGATCAGATGTCTGATCTTATTTTTCACCATCACTTTGTGACGCTCATAAGCTCGGTGAATTTCCTGATCATTCTTGGGCTCATCAACATAGATGGGCCCACCTTTAGCATTTGGATAAAAGCTTGTACAAAATCGCATGATCGCCTGGTGCGGATGTGGATAAGCTTCATCAGCTCCAGGAAACTTCACATTCCGAATGACTGTCTTGTCTTGAGTGATTCTTTCAAGTGGGTAAATAAATTCTTGCTTAGCGTCATACTTTTGAAGCGCACGTTTATGCGCTGAAACGTTATCGCGGATGGATTCTTCCTGCTCTTCTGGCAGGGCATGAACGTCTACTCTTTTTGACTTCTTACTTTCAGGTGCGATGGTGGTCTTTTCTTTCATTCGTTATGTACTCGCTGTGTTCCTTTGCAAATTCGGCCAATTGAAGTTTTGGTCACCCCATATTTGTCAGCAATAGCTTGCAATGTATAATCTTGCCTTCTTAATTCTAATATTTCACCCACTTGGCTTTTGGTCAATTTGGATTGGTGATGCTTTTCGCCATATTGGAATCTATACTTAGCTTTCGCGTCATCCATATTATCCTGATTACTTCCTAAAAATAAATGATCAGGATTTACACAGGCTCGTACATCACATGTGTGGCAAACAAAAACCTTCGTTGAAGGGATCTTTTCTTTTTTGAAATATTCGTAAGCCCACCTGCTGACTTTGATTGGGCTCTTTTGACCATTCACCTTAAAAGTTCCATAACCTCTGGCCATATAGCCGACCCAAATCCAGCATCCTGTATTTGGGTCCTTTCTGATATTTTCTTCAAATCGCTCTAAAGCACTTTTTCGAGGTTTCGCCTTACCCCCTAAGACGGCTATCCGCTTCATGTGCTCAGCATTTTTCTTTCGATATTCAGGATCATCTTTTTGATCTTTGGCTATTTGAGTCAAATGTTCTCGTCGTTCAGGTGTAACAATTTTTCGTTTATCCATAAAGACATCGCCCCCTAAAAGCAGTGTTACTTTTAGAGAGCGATGTAACATTACATATATAATTTAGTCAACACAGTCCTATGAAGTTATTGACCCATCGTTACCTTGCCAAGCAAAGCGTGGGTCTATGAAGTCTCCGTTGCCGCGCATCACAAGCCTGAATCGGATGATGTCTCGATTAAAGCTTTCACCAGAGTTCGGAGCTTCCTGAATGACTGAAGCGCTCTCACGAACCTGCATGACAAAGAAGGGTTTCGAATCATCAAGCAAGTACCAGGCGTTTGAATTCGGGTCCACTAATCCAGTAGTAGTGAACATAAACCGGGTGATGGTAAGACTTGCAATCGATTCAATCGGGTTGATCGCAAATGTCGCTCCCGGAGTTCCAGGAGTTCCACTTGGCACCGAGGGATAGAAGCTTGAATTCAAAAGAATCGCGGCCGAGAACCGATTAATCGGACTTACGACCAACCGCTTAGGATCTACATTCATGTAGAGTCCCAATAAGTTCTTTTGACCCATGAGCGCGATGAACCCGTTTTGGATTCCAGTCTGATTGAGCACCGTGAAGGTTCCGGGTTTGTTGAAACCCCCTCCAACAAACGGAGCCGAAGACGAAGTCCAAGGGTAGTTTGCCTCGGTGCTAGGCTTTGTTTCCGTGTTGGGGATGATGAGGCCAGCATAATTGGCCTTTGCTCCGCCAGTAAATACACCTGCAAGCTTTGCATAAGCGATTACTTCCCATGCATACTTTGCATATTCACCGAGTAATCCGCTTTGTTTAGCAAACTGGCCGGTCTGATCATCTTCGAGAAGCTCACGCTCTACCGCATAGATTTCTCCATATTTGCGGTTAATGAGCTTGATGTCGAGACCTGCTGCATAGCTCTCACTAAAGAGCTCCTGCTTTCCGACTTCCCGCATGAAAGAAATCCCATGCAATGGTGCATAGAGTTCCGTATCACGGTTGGAATTCACAGTTGACGTCCAGCTATCGAAAGTCGTGGGCACAGTCTCATACGAGTTATTCACCAACTGCTGAATGCCCGCACGTAGCACTTGGGTAAAAGAAGTCGCAGAATCCGCTTCTCGCATTGCCGACTCTACACTTCCATGCCCCATCTTTTGAGCAACCTTTTGCCAACTAAAGCTTGGGTCCCCGACAGGGAAAGCTTTTCGATCAGCGAAATCGACTCCAAATTTTCGTTTAAAGCTTTCGCGGAAGGATTTAATTTCTTTCCCTTCCCAAAGGTTTTTCATCAGTGCCTGTCTATTGGCAGGACGGGACGCATTGATTTGAATATGTTTACCTGAAGCATTAGTCCAGGTGTCGGATTCCGACATCTTTTGAATTTCTGCTAAATTTAAAAGTGGTTTCATTTGAAAGATCCTTCCTTAGAACAAAATCCCACCGTCAGCGTTGTAACGAGCGCCGACGAGGATATCGCCCTTGGTTCCAGCAGCAGACGACGTGATTGCAGGTCCCACATAGAGACCGATGTACTTGTCAGTTCCTCCGCCCTGCACGGTACTTACGTTTTGAGCACCGACAGTGCTGATGTAAACCTTGTCGCCAGGATTGAGTGTGCTTCCCGTGTCAAGTATCAGAGAGGCAACCACACCAAAGAGCGGTCCACCCATATCGGAAAGCCCTTCGGACGCGTCGACCGCAGTTCCCTGATATGGAGAAGCCGGGAGTCCATTTATAATCGTATTGATTGCCACCCCTAGGATATTGGCTCCATCTCCGGTGACGGCAGTTTTGAGTCTGTGGTTACCGGTATCAAATGCAATCAAGTCGCCTTGATTGTAGCTGACTGCAGTCGTAAGCACGGGAAGGACACTAGAGAAGATTGATCTTCCCTGTGCGCCTCCGCGCACAATATTATTAATTGGCGTTGTCATGAAATCCCCCTAAATTTTTTAGTCCTCGCGCAAGCATCCAGCAAACGCAATTCCAGCGCCCTCCGAATTCTCGCGACGTGTGTTTTTCTCTAAGAACAAGGCCCCGTCAGATTCACTGACTTCCTCAGTGCCTGCTTTGTAGGCCTTAACAAATACTTTCCAGGTGCTATCGATATGCTCTTTCGACTTTGCTACACCGAGAGCTTCCCTAAACTTTTTGGTAACGGCGTTGCTTTCGCCAGAGTTTTTCAGTTTGTCATCGAGGTAATCTCGCAACTCATAGCGCTTGAGACTTTCGCGCATTTGGGCAACTTCCCCGGCAAGTTTTGCTACTCGCATAGATTCTTTCTTCCCTTCATGTGGATTGGGTGGAGGAGTTTGAGCCTCTTGAGCTTCACCCTCACTTTCAGATTCTTGGGTCTCCGATTCGGATTCACCTTCTGACTCGGCCTGGTGGGCTTGAGCCATCTTCTTTCCAATCTCCATTGCCATTTGAAGATGTTTACCAGCGGCTTCATACGCTTCATCGTGCTCCATGCCATGCTCACGGTGAGCTTGATAGGCGTGCTGTGCCATCTGCATTTCTTCCTGATCACCGTCTTTGCCGAGATACTGTTTGATCATCTTGGCAAACAAAGCCTGATCTTGAGCTGCATCTGCATGATCGGGAGTTGCGCCATCGGCATCACCGCCCGGTTGAGCATGAGCGGCCGGAGGTGCACCATCTCCATCGCCTGCTTCATTTTGCTTATGATGACCCATGCCCGGCGCCTTTGGTGTCTTTGGAACTTTAGGCATTTTGGGCGCCTTTGGCTCATGCGGCATTCCAGATTTTCCTTCATTCTCTTTAAATTTTCCCATGGATCTCTCCTGTTCGAGCATTTTCAAAACGCGCCCACCTGCTCCCGCCTTTGTGACAAGATCGACAGATTGTGCGTCGGTCAGTTGACCTACCACCTTGATTTCGCTAATCCCCTTTTGTTTGGCCTCATTTAGCTTGGCAAGCACCGACTCCGATAGCTCATTCGACTGAATGAATTCATCGATGTTCATCGGATCGGCTGAGCCACTGGCATTAATGGAAAGGCCTACCAAATCTTTTTCTTTAAATTTTGTGGCGTACTCTAGGGAATTAGTCAAAAGTGCGTTGGCCCAATCTAAACTTGAGATATCGGCAATACATAAATTGGCGACCAGTTGCCCCTGCCCTTCAGCACTTTCCTGGTACTGAATATTTTCGTAATAGCCTAAAATATCTCTTGTGGATCTTTCAGGGCGAGTCTCTTCCTCATCTTCAGAAGGATGATCAGCAAAGCTTTGGGCTCCATCAAAAAGTGCCGATTGAGCTGCTTCTTGGAGAGCTTGCTTCGTGTAGAAGAAACAGTCTTTGAAATTCCCCAATCCCTCTTCAATTAAGATCACCTGATAGATATGAGTCTTCCCATCAGCTGATTGATCGGCTTCTCTGATCTTTTTAAACATCTGGTATTCAGAGATTGAAACTTTGGATTCTTTCTTCTTTTGCTTATGGTCTCTAAGCTGAGCAACTTGCCCCGTAGCAGAAATCGCTTCTTTCTTGCCGCGCCATTTGGTCGTACCAGTGACTTTATCGTGAAGACTTGCGCAAAAGGCTCCAGGGTCATCGATGTGGCCTTTAATCTTATCCATGCAGGTAGAAACAGGGCCTTCCCTATTCTCATGACTCATGGATTTTGCGTATTTGTCCCTTGAAGATGCATCCCAACCCTTGGGAAGTTTGTCCCACGCTTCTTTTTTGTTGAAGCCCGCAAGCTTGAGCGGAATCGTAGAAATGTGAACCGCACCCGATGGGTACACAATGCCGTGCTCCTTTTTTGCAAGCTTTTGAGATAGGGCGCTAATCATTGGCCACAATTCCCCCTCGGGCTCTAAATTCGTTTTTCGGCCATACGTTCACTCTGATTTTGATTCTGGAATTATGCAAATTCGATGTGCCATCTACCGGTTCGGCAATGGGCTCCATCTCAAGCTCGGTTCCCTCATAGCCCTCGTTGCGAGCACAATCTTGAATGCGTGCCAGATTCTTACAATAGTACTTTCCGCGCCAATAGAACTTCATACTGTGAACACGGTCCCTGAAAAACACGTTCATATTTTCAATTGAATCAAATAGCTCATTCTTATTTTGCCGCCATTTATCTGGGTTCCTACAAAACTCTTCGAAGGTTGGAAAGTTAGTGTGAGTAAAAAGCCAATTGAGAGTGTCCTGAAGCGATGCGCTTGGATCTACTGCGACTGATTCAGAGATGGGTTCCATCGTATTTAATTTCCTTTCGATCTTCGGAAGTCAATCCCGACACTCCGATTTGTGAGACATTGGCTGTATCACTGGGAGCGTGGCCGAAAGACCCACCCATTCCCATTCCGGGTTGTGGAGCACCCCAAGCTGGATTCTCCCCACCCGGAGGGTCACTCAAAGGCTGAGGAACCTGTGGGAGTTCTTTCTTCATGTCTTCAAGCTCAGATTGATAATCGTAGCCATGGATTTGGAATTCCTTAGCAGCCATTGCTGCTACCCGCGCTGGAGATAGCCACCTTGAGGTTTCAGCAAGCGCAAGGTCCCGAAGTTTCATGCTTCTATCTTGTGTGATGATTTCTGGGAATATGATGTCGCAATCAAGATCAGGAAGTCCTGCTTGAACCATGCAGAATTTCCAATGCATCTTAATCATGCGCTTCATGATTTCTCGGCGCTTTTCCATTTTCTTAGCTACTGGTTCAGTAGCGACCAGAGCGCTTGCTCTTGTTTGTCCGCCTGAGAGATGCGTTCCAAAGTAAGAAACAGGAATCCCCACACCGGAAGCACACATAGATAAAGCCAAAGAAAAAGCATCTGAATTAATTTGAGAAGAACCCTGATTAGCGCGGTACTCACGCTTAATCTTGGTTGAGTGGACAAACTCGGAACCTCCCGGAGGAATTGTGCCTAGGGAAGCTTGATCTGAAATGTAATTGTCGATATCCGATTGATCGCCATCGATTTCAGTATCAATAGCCCAAGCCGAGGCCTTTTGGAGAGCAATGAGTTGATAGTCGACGATGTCTCTTAATCGCTTAAGATAAGAGAGAATCGGGAAATAGTCCGACCGGCCGCGCTTCTCATTTGAAACGCAGTTAATCTTAAAGTGCGCCATCTGGTCGGCCATGACCGTGCGGTAGATGAATTTGAGAGACGGCTGAATGTGAGAAAGATCAGTGGGCCTTCCTTCGCCGAGACCACTTTGAAACATCTGCCATTGGGTAGGAACAAGCCAAACGTAAAATAGAGGCCTAGTGATATCTTCTGGGTAAGTGACGATTTCTACAATGTTCGATGGATCAATCAGCCTACAACGCGGAATAATCCCGTACGGAATTGTATCGCCTGGTTTTAACTGATAGATGACCTTGGCCTGGTTGTTGGGAAGCTTCCACCACATGACTTCGCCATAGACTGAAGATTCTTCACAAGCCTGGTCCATCTGGAGTTGAAGGTCATTGACCTCTTCATAAGCTTTCCAGGCCGCCATCCCAAGTTGTCCACGTGGGTCTTTTTGATCGCACTGAACTTCATAGCCATTGCCAATGACAAAGTCTCTTGTGATTTGGGTGATTGCCTTTGCGATTGGATCATGGTGATAGGCGAAGAACGCCTCAGAATGCATCCGAATATAGTCCTGATAGTAGTAGAGATTTTTAAAGAAGGGACCGCCTAAGAGCGGCGTGAAATCGTTTCCTTGTGTGAACCCCGGTGTAAAGGGAGCTGCGAATTGATCGATCTCTCTAAACTTGACCTTATCCCACGGACTAGTTCTTCCGAACGACTCCAAAAATAGTCCACGATCAACACGTTGAGTTTTAAGGCCTTCTTCAGGGTGATGGCCTATGACCTTGGCATCAAGCTCAATATCAGGCCGCTTTGAAAGGCACTCCAGCATTTCAAAGGTCGTATGAACGGTGAGCGGATCTTCCGGATTGTAAGCTCGAAACGATTCATCAAATTCGTAGGTCTTTGGATCATAACAGTGCTTCGTTAAGATCTTTGCGCGAGTTAATTTAGATTTTTGCGGTTGATTTTCTAACAGACTCTCCATGATATAGGCATGGGTTATCCTCGGGAATTATGCAAATGAGGGTGCCCTTATGCCGCTAACCACTCTTCAAACGACTTCCAATCCGGGCCGTCTACTTCATCGGTCGAGGCAACGGGCGCGATATCGCATCTGCAATTTGGGTGTAAGGGGGGTACGGTCCCATCGCAATCGCCACCACCCATTTTTTCAATCTCGCTTGTGGTTTTCCCATTGCGAGGTAGGCAACACTCTTCGCATGTCTTATTATCAATGATTGCTCCCCAGACGAACTCCTCAATGCCTAAATCATTTGCAGCTTGAACTTGCCCGTCCCTGACTTGACTTACGAAATCATCCGTTAAGTCTTGCTCGATCTCCCAGTTATAACGCATATAGCCAGCAGATTCATCATACATAGCTTCTTGATCAAAGCGCGACGCTGGAAGCTCTGTGTCTTTATATGCTGAAACGGCAAGCTCCCAATCCTCATCATTTGTAAGATCGTGATAAAATTCAAATTCTTTCTTTTCGGCGTCCTCATCTCTGAAAGCCTCTTTTAAAGGCTTGAGCGTTCTAGGCGGCATTCGATAAGTTTTAATCTCTGGATAAGCCTTTTTCATCACATCGACGACTTCTTTTGGGCTTAAGTCTCGTGCGATGGCTCGCCTGAAGGCATCAAGAATGCGACTCCTCAGCTGAC